GTTGTTATTCCCTTTGCCAAATTGATTTCAAACGGCGACTAAAGTATCCAAATGCTGATTTATCAGCTATTGTTATTCCGAACTTGGAATGCCATAGTATGTTATCTTACTCTAGTGATGACGTTATAACGGGGAAACAACCTTATGATTTTGGTCTGGCTTGGTTTGAACCCGTGTTAACCAACCCCGTTTATAACGTTAGAGTCGGTGCTTCTATGACACCATTGGTAGTCCGAGCAAGAGACACGAGTGGGAAGGAGTATATAACTCAGCAACCCCTGCAATACAAGATACCTACAGAGAAAGGGAACTGTGGGGCCCCCGTCTTCATAATGGATAAGCGCCGTGTAAAGAAGTTTGCAGGCATTCATTGTGCCGGGGATGGTAGAATTGGAGCTGCAGTTAGAGTGACTTCCTCAATGTTAACTGAGGCCTTTGAATTTTTCCGTGAACAGAGTCTAGTTGTACAATCTAATGTTGTCACCATGTCCAGAGATAATGTTTTCTATGGAGAAATGCCCGCTGTACCAGTTCCTGATTGTCAGGTGATAGGTCGCGTAAATAGTACAACCACGGTCCTTAGTTCTGAGATTTGTAAGAGTCCACTTTATAAAAAGATTCCAGGCTTTGCTCCTACTAAGATGCCTGCCATCTTAGTCCCAAGGATCGTGGAAGGTGTGCTGACTTGTCCAGTGGAGCAAAATTTGTGTGAGTATGCGCGGGGTTTTGTTATGCCGGATGTTGACATATTAGGTGGGGTTACAACCGCTTATATACAGAGACTGAAAGAAAACACCAATGCCCCCACCCTAAATCGATTTATGACCTTCGAGGAATCAGTTATGGGTTGTGCTAACTTGCCTTATTTCCGTAGTATAAACCGCGGTACTTCTGCTGGTTATCCAGATAAGTTGTACCTGAAGAATCGGAAAAGGGACGCATTTGGTGAAGGAGAAGAATTCACTTTCGATACAGAAGGAGCCTTGCACATAAGAAAGGCTTATGATGAAGCGATGCTCGCTTTAGAGCAAGGACCTATTGAAATGATAGCGAATATTTTCCCTAAAGATGAGTTGAGACCGATTGAAAAGTACGCGCGATGAAGACGCGCATCATATCTGGGTTTAGTTGTCATACTACTTTAGTTATAAGATCAATTTTTGGATGTTTTGTTGACTGGTTCACTAACGACGAGAATCGATTGAAAAACTATTCTGCTGTCGGCATTAATGTAGCGTCATATTCCTGGACAGAACTAGCACTTATGCATGGTTACGGGTCCCCAAATCGTGATGTTAAGGCGGGTGATTATAGTGGTTTTGATAAAACGCTCAATCCATGGTTCATGTGGGTTCCGTTTGATATATGGATGGAATTTTTTGGTGTGGATTTAACCCCATTACAAAAGAAAATTGCCAAGAATTGTTGGCAGTCTATTATATCTGTCAAAGTTGTATGGAAAGATAATCTTATCGCCTGGGGCAATTCCCACCCGAGTGGTAATCCATTAACGCCGCTCATTAATACTATATGTAATATATCTATACTGATGTATGGGATAACCCGTACTCTAAGTCCAACTCTACGTGATAAGATTTTAGTAATCAAGATGTGGAAGAAGATAGGCGATGAAATCACTATCACATGTTATGGTGATGATAATATATGGTCATTCAATGTGTGTAGTCCAGTATTGAGAACCTATCAACCCCTTTCCTATTCTGGATTAGCGGAGTCCTTACTTAAAATAGGTTTTAAGTACACTGACGAGCTTAAATCAGACACTTTTAGTGATGAGATCCGTTCGATATTTGATGTCACATTTCTTAAACGCCGTTTTGTAAAAGAAGATGGTCGTGCAGAACTATTAGCTCCACTGGAGTTGGACACGATCATGCAGAACATCCAGTGGAAAAAGAAATATGATGAAGATAATGAATTATTTTTCCAAAAGTGTGATCAATTCTTGGCAGAATTAGCAGTACATGACGCTGGAACATACCATGCACTTAGCAGGCTAATCATGGATAGTCTTGATGCTGTGCTACCTCGTAAC